AGTTAGCAGTACGATTGATAAGAACAGCAAGAGCAGCATGTTCGTCACCAACGAATGTGGCAGTACCAGAAACAGTAGCTTGGTTGTAAGTGAACTCAGTAGCTGCCAGGGTGCGCAAGCTGAGGAGAACCTCTTGGTCAATCTCAGCTGTTATCTCTTGTGCAAGAGCAGCCATGATTTCCGCTTCAACATCGATACCGTGCATGGCCTGTGCATCTTGTGCAGATTCAAACGTCCAACGAGCTTGGAGTTTGCGTGTTTTTGCTTCAACAGCCTGCTTGAGGATCTGTACGCTGATCTGTTTACCGCCGTTACCTTCAAGAGTTGCAGTGGCAGCGCCGGTATAATTTGTTGCTGTGGCTGTTGCTTGTGGAACTGTTGAATATGCAGTGGCAATTGTGAATGGGCTAAGTGCTTCTTGGCCTGCTGCAACTGAAGTAGCTGCCAGTGAGTTATCTGTCAATGCCTGAGCATAGCGAACGCGCAACGTATGGATCTGACCAACTGGGCCAGTCATAGGTTGTACGCCAACTAATTCGTTAGCAATAACTGTGGGCATAACACGACGGATAACAGGCAAGATCACGCGGTTAAGAGTTGCGATGTTACCAGCTGAAGTTGAACCAGCGGAGGCACTTTCTTTCAAATACTTGCGTGTATTTTCCAGGATAACTGCCATGCTATTGCGACGTGGACCTTTAAGGCCTTCCATGAGTGCTTCTTTAGTCTCGTCCCAACGACTTTCTAATAGATTTTGTGACATTTGTTGCTCCTTTTTATATTTCTAAATTAATGTAACCCAGCAAGCCGTTTAAGATCAACCACATTGCTGCGATCTTCGGTGGGCTGTTGGGCAGATTTATCGCCAGTAACTTCGGATATCGATTCTGTGATCACCTTAGGGGCTTTCGCAGAGCGGTTTTCCAAAACTGCTGGTAGATACTTTTCGAAAGCTGACTTCAGACGTGCTGTCTGAACGCTCTCAAGCAAGCTACGCATAACATCTCGTTTTTCTTTATTAAGAGGTGTCAGCAAGTCTTCCAATGTGCTATCGCGTTGATTGGATTCTTTGATCATGCGTATTTCGCGTTCTTTGGACTCGACCAAAACTTTAGCTTTCTGGGTGAGTTTAATTGCTTCGCCTAGTTGCTGCGTCTTCTTGGCAATAGCTGTGTGTAAATTGCGGACTTCGGCTTTCTCGTTAAGATGAGTGGCGCCAAACTCTGCTGCGTATGCTTCAAAAATGCGACGGCCAAAATTGTTCTCGCGAGCAACTCTAACGTCTTCGTGCAACTGGTGTAATTCGGATTTAAGATGCTTGCTCACAGCCTGGCTCATCTTGGCAGCTGATTCTTTTACGAATTGAGCTTTTAAGCTTTCCAGTTGGGCACGGGCACCACTAACCAAGCGTACTTTGGATTCAACCAAATCACGTTTATCTTGATTGAACTCTGTGATTTCACGAGCCAATGCATGTACAATAAAGCTTTCTAATTTAGCAACGCCTTCTGTATGCACCTTGCGATCTTTACGCAGTTCTCCAATTTCCTCTGCCAGTTTTGTGACCATAAAGCTATTAAACTTTGTAGCACTTTCTGACATCTTACTTTGGAATTTCACACGATCCTCGGCCAAGCTTTGCTTTTCGGCAGCAACTTGACTGATTTCTGCGGTAAGACCTTCTGTAACCATTTTATCTAATGCTTCAACCATTACTGTTTTATCATGCTCATAGCGTTGTGCAAACTCCTCACGAAGTTCTGCACGGACTTGTTCACGAGCTTCTACCAGCTTGGTTTCCCATGCTTCAGAAATCTCGGTACGAGTTTCCTCGTTGATCAAGGCACTATCTACGAGGTTTTTAAATGCGTCATTCATGTTTTAACCTCCTGTGACTTACTACCGCTACCCAAACTTTGGGTATTTTGGAAACAAACCGCATCTCCTAAAATCATTTTAATTTCAAATTATCAATCAGCTTGATAACTTCTTTAGTTAAGTGTCTTTGCATCTTTGGATCATATACAGCATCACCGGCCATTTCCAATACTCTATGACCAAACTTTTGATTAAACAATGATTCGTACACAGCTTGTGGATATGCATTTGGCGCACTGGGTTGTGCAACAACATCAACGGTGACAATTTCAAAATCACTCACATGACCGTTTGAGTCGTCAACATTACCGCTACCGCGACTGCTAACGCCTAATTTCACACCCGAGTCCAACATAGTTTTAACCAGTTGTCCCATAGGTGTTGGTAATATCTTTAATTTACCGTATCCCAATGATCCTTCCATCCACATTTTCTCAATCATGTGGCTAACTCTATCAAGATTAATCTTTAAATCTTCTGGATGATCCACTTCACCAAGCACACTAAGCCCACTGGTAATTTGTTCATTAATAGTGTTTACTGCTTTGTGTATCTCGTGACGTGAATAAACTCTACCATTTGCATTTTCTTTATCACCCTCGATGCAAATGCCTTTCATGTAAAGATTTTTACCTTGGCCATCTGCAGTTTCCTCAGTCAGGAGTTCAATCCTGGCCTGAGTGAAACTGAGTTGTTCCCTTAGATATCGAGCCATATCCGGGTATTACGACTTCACTGGTGATTTGGTATTAACACCTGTTGCTTGCGCAAGGTGCGGTTTCCTTGCTGGCGTAAGATTCTGTGTTGCACCAGCTGGCGAATTACCAACTTTACCAATTAACTCTTTAGAACTGTTGCCATACACGCCTGGGGCGTCGTGTCTACCACCGTCGTTTGCACCTGAAGAAACTGGCTTAGCAAGAGCACCTTTAGCACCGGCATTGGCTGCCACTGGGCTTTTCTTGTAGGTATTGCCTTCTTCGCTGGTAACTGGCTTTGGAGCAGCTTTAAGATTAACTGCTTCGGCAAGTTCGTCGCTGCCAAATTCTGCGGTATCATCTACTGCGTATGCATCGCCACCGGCATCAGGAGCAAGTTCTTCGTCGCCCATGTCATCCATGTCAGCGTCCATGTCGCCATTTTCTGTGTCCAGTAATTGTTCAAATTCGGCCATGAGTTGATCCAGCTTGTCTTCAAGATTTAATATATCATCTTTAGTTGCTGGTTCTTCGCCGCCTTCTTCGCCGCCCATGTCATCCATTCCGCCCATGTCATCACCAGCGTCCATATCGGCATCGGCATCCATTTCATCATCGGCTTCATCACCGGCAAATTCATCTTCCTCTTCGGTCATGCCTGTTTCATCCATTTCAACTTCGGACATAAGATTGTCGGCTGCATCGGCTTGTGGCTCCATGCCTTCTTCAACGCCTTCTTCCTCTTCTTCGTCCTGCATGAGATCTTCGTAAATTTCGCGGCTCTTTTCAACGACGATGTCGTGGAACAGTGCTTTAGCTTTTGCTTCGTCATCATTGATAACGTATTCTACCAGTTGTTCGAATTTAGTCATGAGTCCCTCCAATGGTTATGGCTCGTCCTATATTTAATACAAACGAGTAATATTGGTACTATTAAGGGTTATATTTGGTGGTTTCGTTGGGTTTTTAATACTTTGCAGTTATCATAATGATGTTTATACATAACTGCTCCTTTTCCCGATAAATTACAGTGGGGACAAATATGATGTGTTGCAAATACTTTTGATCCTGCATGCGTTCCATTTGCTATTCGTTTGGCAATTTTATCAGCGGGCATTGGACGCCATCCGGTTGCATACTTTTTATCTAATGCAATTTTACCTGCAATTCTACCTTTACCACCTGCGCTAAATGGGTGAGTACCGTTAGCTAATTGTTGTTTATTTCGATTAGATAATGAATCAAAACAAGTAACGCCATCACCTCCGTTTGTTTTATTTCTTAGTATTCCTGTGCCTAAATCCTTGCGACCGTACCATGCTATTAAACGACGCTCAATGGCTAACGCACCTGTATTAGTTAAGGATTGCTCAACAATTATAATTTTTGTACTATCAACTGGGGGATTTACTTCTCCTTTTCCCTTATTCCAGGCTCGTTTGGATTGCCCTTTACCTACATAATATGGTGTATTATCATCTCTTAAGTAAGCATACACATAATGTCCGTTGGGAGTATTATGTATATTAAACATCACATGCCCGGGGCGGCAGCGGGTGGAGCGTATTGTTGGCGAACTAATTTTAACTTGTCTTTATATTCCACAGATCGAATGTCATTCATCATGCGTAATTTGTGGATTTGACGCAAGGTGAACCGTGTCTTGCGCTTATCGCCCAATTGGATTTGGCTGTTGTCTTGAGTGGTGTCTTGATATCCAGCTGGCTCACGACTGTAAATTTCTGTTAGTAGCATGACTGTATTTATACAGTTGGGATAGAACCACCACCAGGTGCGCCACCACCCGGAACAGGAGGAGGTACGCCAGCACCCGGAGCACCCGGAGGCGCTTCTGCGCCAGGCTCTGCTGTAAGTTCTGCACCGGTAGCAATATCTGCTTCCATGCCACCAGGGGTGATACCCACACTGCGCATGTCTTGACCTTGTGTGGTTTGCAGTTCGGGTGTGGCACGTTCTTCGCGCCAGGCTTCTTCGTTCTCTGCAATCTCTGATTCACTAAGCCCAAGATAACGTTTAAGCAAGAAACGTTTGCTAAGATATGGCAACGGCTCAAGCTGACCAAATGCTGTAATTCGAACATTATCTAATTCTGTTTGACGGTAGCTGGCAAAGTTCTGTGGTGGACAAAGTGTGATGGTAAACAAGCTACTGTCAATATTAAAGCCACGCCAGGCAAGAAACATCTTGAATTCGTCATCTAATTTCTGCACCACCAGTTTCTGCATGCGTTCACAGTATTGATTAAAGCGATATTCTTGTATGAGTGCTGTGCCTACTTTACCATCGTTGTAGGGCTGTGCTGATTCGTCCGGACCAGTTGGAAGATAGCTACTTGGTACCCGTAATCCGCGTGCCATTTTGTTATTGAAGTATTTTAAATCGTCAATTTCACCAAGATTGGTACCGCCTGGCATGGGTTCTACAGTGCTACCGCGGCCATCTGCACCCACTGGGAAAAAGAAATCTTCACCAATTGACAGTGGATTGTAGGTTGCATCCATGGTGTTTGCACCACCACCGTTGGCGTTAGGGATACGGCGTTGCCACATTTCGTTTTTGACACGTTCAACAAACGCCATGGCCATGTGGCTTGGCATGTTACCTACGTCAATTTTAAATATTCTACGTTCAGGTGCACGTTGCACACGATAGATCAGTATAGCATCTTCCAACAGTTCTTTCTGTTTGAATACTTTGAAGATCATTTCTAATATACTGCGACCAAAGGGCCAGAATTGATCAAGCCCTTCATTCAAGCTTATGTGTACCACATGCTTTGCATCTATACAAAATTCGTTCATGCTACGTGTAAATCTACTGGTGCCGGAACTACCACCGCCACCGCCGCCACCATTTGGCATGGTGTAGTTGCTTTGGTTAGTGATGCTGCCCACTGTGGGGTTGGCCATGAAATCTTGCGTGGTTTTTTGTGCCATGCTGAGATTTTCAAAGTTTGGATTGATGTCGCGTATTATGTACTGCTCGGGACGTTTGCCTTCGCTTTCGTTCACAATGATACGTCCCACCTTGGTCATATCCACCCAGTACAGTTCAAATGTTTCTGGGTCACGTATAAACACTTGATCACCGTACTTGATCGTGTTACGGAACATTTTAAACATGCGTTGATCCAGCTTGTTTAACTTGCTCCATTGTTGCAACTGTTTCTTAATAATTTCTATTTCGTGATCAGTTGGCTTGTCTTGATAGGTGATGTCAAATGGTGTTTGATTTTCTGAGCTTACCTGTGTGCTGAATTCTGCAATGATATCCAAGCAAGCATTGACTTCGCTGTCACAGTCCATATTTTCGTATTGATTATAGCGTTCGATTCGATTTGGGTGACCAGAATACACTTCGGGCAATCGGCTGGCATAATTGCGGAAAGCAAAGTCGTTTGTGTTGTTTGCCCCGTCTTGGCGACCGTAACCTGGTAAGCCAAAGCTATTACGTCCAGAAATAGGACTTAGCTGTCCGCCTTGTGGTGCGATTTTGAAGTACTTACGCCACGTTCCGCCGTTGCTTTTATCAGCCATTTATCAAATCCTTGTACATGTATTTATGTTGGGGCAGTATGTCTGCAGCGATTATTTACGGTATACATGTTATTGAGAATACTGTAATATTTTAGAGCTGATGCTGACTTGATTTTTCATAGTGCTGACCAGTTCTTCCAATGCATCAAGCTGGGCAGCTTGAATTTCCATAGAACCGCCGCCTGGGTTAGATACTGGTATGCTGCGTCCGTCCGGCAATGGTACAACAGCTTCGGTACCGTGTAATGTAGCTGAATATCCGCTGCGTGGACCACTAAGAATCCCGCCTTTTTCTGCCATCTGGAAATGCCACGGTTCGCCACGCACACCTGTGTTATTAAAGCCACGTGCATTTAACGCAGCAACCGCTGCGGGATCGTTATAATTTTGTATATCGGCTGCTAAACCTCGAACATGTCTGCTGGTGTTTGGAT